TCACCTAAGAGGTTTTCTGTGTTTGACACAGGGAGGACTGTAAGGAACTGTGCTGTCTTAAGCGTGTTATTGGGCTCCACCTCCGTGTAGTCATATTCAGGGTCAGCAGGAGGGTCGCCAGGGCCGTCTGAAGGGACGCTGGTTCCCCCACATCCTGTGAGTAAAGCAGCGGTTAATAGTAGCTCAAACTTCATCATCTTCCTCAAGTTCAGCCTCAGCCTTCTCAGCCTTCTCAGCCTTCTCAGCCTTCTCAGCCTCAGCCACCTCCGAGTACAGGGTAGCTCGCTTCTCTATAAACTCAGCCTGTCTAGCCTCTAACCCAGGGGTAATAGCAGCCATCACCTCGTCCATAGTCTTCTTAACGAGGTCCTCTATCTCATCGTCAGTCATTTTTTTGTTATCTTTCATAGTATTACTCCCCCTCATTTAGGCTATCGGCCTCTACTAAGGTATTCAAGTACCATTGCGCCTTTTTCATATCTTCGCTCCTCTTACCTTTATAATTACTCCGAAGAACATACTTCAGAACTGAGCCTTGAAGATAACCTTGGTACTGGTCTGGGGTTAGCTTTGCAGCAAGAACATCAATAGCTTCCATGTTTCCTTCGGTATAATGTCCTGGGCTATTAACCATATCCTTTTCTACTGTATCATTATCATAAGGCCCAGGGTCAGGAGGAATGTAATGGTCTGGGTGATTAACCGCATCAGCGTCAATACTACCTTCAGGGACGAAAGCACTCCTGGGATTAACCCTTCCCACCTGACGCACAGGGTCGAATTTAGGTACACTCTTTACTTCGTCTGCGGGGAGGGGGGTGTCGAACTTCCACTCCCTCTTCCTAAGAGGAGCCGTAGTAGGCAAACTCACTTCCTCAGCATCCTTGGACTTAGCCTCAAATGCGGGACCTCCAGGGGGGTGGTCCAAGCCCCTCGCGTAGGGGTGTTCTTCCATATAAGCCCTATAAAAAGAGTCTATCTTGGAGTCTAATTTGTTAGAATTGTGGGCGTAATTGTTATCGGTCATGTTGTGTTTAGGTAGGGGGGTCGGGGCGTTTAAGCACCCATCTCTTACACTATAATAGTCAGGGTCCCTAAATATTTTACTATGTATAAATATTATATTGAAGTATTACGCGTGCTTGACGGGGACACTGTTGACGCAATGGTGGATTTAGGGTTTAAAATATGGACTAAGAAACGTATACGTTTTTCGGGGATAGATGCTCCTGAGACACGTACGAGAAACCTAGAAGAGAAGGCGCGTGGCATTATCTGCAAAAACCGAGTAATAGAACTTCTTGAAAAGAATGATATGAAGGCAGAGCTAATATGTCACGGTATCGGTAAGTATGGACGCGTCTTAGGGGCTCTCCGAGTTAAATCTGAGAGGGATACCATAAACGATATTTTGGTACTTGAAGGCTTAGCTGCTACTTACGAATAACTAGTGGTTTTTATAGGGGAACACCCTATATATTTTTAGGAACGCCTATTATGCCTGCCTCAGAACCAAAATCCACTATCTCGCAGAAAACTCTACTACCCATGAGTCTTGTCGCTGCTATCTGCGCTGGGGTAATTTGGATTAACTCCACCCTGATTGCAATTGATTTCAAGCTTCAAGCAATCGAACTTGAATTAGAGAAAGAATTCACTAAGACTGAGATGGAAAACTGGATTCTCAGGTTTAAGATGGAAAATCCTAGTATAATCATTCCCAAAGTGCTTGATGACTAGTCTACGATAAGGTCTTCACAGAACTCTACAATTACGTCACACTCTTTTAGAAAATGAACTCCACTCTGGTCGGAGTACTTTTCACCACACACGACGCGTTTAATCCCTGATTGGATAATTAGCTTCGCGCATTGAAAGCAGGGGGAGAGTGTGACATATAGTGTGGCGGTGTCACTACTCTGAGTCCCCCGTGCAAGCTTTGTAAGGGCGTTAGATTCGGCGTGGAGTACCTCTGGGAGTGTTTGGCCGTCTCTCCCTTCGCACCTGTTAGAGAAGCCTTTAGGCGTCCCATTGAATCCATCAGATATAATCTGATTGTCTTTTACGACTAACGCGCCCACTTGTTTGCGGGTAGCGTGGGAGAGTTTACCCCATCTCCACGCCATGTCCATGTAAGCTAAATCTAAATCTTCTTGGGTAGCCATTTTTTATATCCAAATACTTTAAAATCTTGATGGTAATAGCTATTTACTCTTTCAATATCTTTTTTAGTATACCATTCCTTTGAGGGTTTAGAGCTTCCTGAGTTATTCGCATGAGGAAGGGGTATTGAAGGCAAGTTTAACTCTTTTAGTAATGCGTTAAAATCTTCTTTTATCTTTTCGAACCGTAAAATCTTATCAGGCACAACAACATCTCCACGCTTTACATACTCCACCTGAGGGATTGTGGCATGAAGTGTATTTACAGAGGCACTTATGTCCTCTAGAGAGGTTAAAAACTCGGAAAATGAAATGTCTTTTAATTCACCACGTTTTTGATGCCATGTAAAAAGGGATAGCACTCTATCGTAAGGATTTCTTACAACAGAAAAGATATAATCAAACTTAGTTACATCTTTAACAGGTATTCGGCATCTTTCTCCTAAACCATGATGTTTTTTTGGGTATTGTCCGTTCCCACAGACTGAGTCTGCTGAACCTATAACACTTACCAAGTCACTAGTATCGAACGCGATTCCGATTGACGTTCCTGCCGTTTTACAGATATCTATAAATAAAATATCTTTACCAGTTTCATTTACCTTTAAAATCATCTAAATCTTATCGGGTAGCCATTTAACCAATTAGTTTCGCTAAAGCAATAAAACCTGCAAGAGATAAAAGTACAAATACAAGGGCTTCAAGTATTTTACCTGCTGTCACTTCTTTTTTATTTCTTTTATCTCTAAGTTTCATAACTTTTCCTCAAATTGGTCCCACGTAGCTAAAGCAAGAGCTACAACCTGTCTAGATTGGATTGACCCCTCCGACTTACCCGCATAGTTCTCTATATTTAAAAGATACTGTTGTAGTTTGGGGGGTAGAAACCCATCCTTTACTAGGTCAGGTCGCATTTCCTTTGCAAGGTAAATAATAAAATATTCATGCATTGGAAACTCACTTGTCCCATAGTTTGGCATCTTGACCTAGAAAGAAATCGTGCGCTCCGAAGCGAGGCTCATTAGCTTTCGTATGCTCATTAGACTCTTGCGAGCGGTAAAACTCCATCATGTCTGGTTCACTTAGCTCACTCAATTCCTTTGCAGCCTTACGCTGCTCAGGGGAGAGGTTCCTGTTACCCCGCTGTTTCATGCGCTTCTGTCGCTCAATTTTCATACCTCGCTCCTCCTGGTCCCAATGGCTTTGATGGGGGGTCATTCGTTTACGCTCACTCTGCCTTCCTTTGTTGAAGGGCTTGGTAAAGCTAAGGACGGCACACGCAATGATTGCGAGCCACATAAAGTTCTTCTCTGTCATTAAATTTTTCATAGTATTATTTTCCTTTTACGGGTATAGGGGCACAAATGCTGTCACAAATATGCTTTACTTGTAGGACACTAACGACTGTTAACACAGCCAAAATAGCCCACAAGAGATTTTTCTCTGTTAGATACTTCTTCATAAGTTTTAATTACTGGTTGGGCCAGTCATCCCAAGTGTTGATGTCCATAAAAGTTCCATCATCCCACACATTTCCGTTGACCTGAATCCAAGGGTCATAGTCCCATTGAAGAACACCAAAACGAAAATCGGTTCCAAAAGTATTATCATTGAACCTAATCCTAGTGGGGCTAGGAATGCCCCCAGATGCGTGTTCTGTAATATATACAGTATAGTTACCTCCTTGAAAATGGTTGCCCCAAATCAAAATCCGCTCAACGGGTGCTAATTGTGTTTGTATTATAATACAGGCATTACTGTTATACCCATTCGCGTCTGCAAAGCTAACAGGCATATCAAAGTGGTTATAAGCAATCATAACATCCGAACCTCCTGTCATTTGCAGTCCGTCAGCATGGGAACCCGAATTCCTGCCAATACGGGCAATATAATTACCTATAATTCGACAATGCCCTTTGGTAGAGATTTTAATTGCGTCTGCTCCACACTCCTGAATATCATTACCGATGACTCTAGCGTACTGTACATATACAGCGGAAGAATTGGAACCTCTAAAGGTACAGTTCTCAACCAACAGATTAGTAGAGCGGGGCTGACTATTAGAATCATAATAGACATTAGAAAGCCCATAAGACCCTGCGTTGATAGGAAGCAAGAAGGTACAGTTTCTAACGATAACATCGTGAGCTTTCACAGAGAGTTGACTCGTAAAAGCTTGTCCGTCAATGATAGTACCGTCTACGGTAATAACATCAGCGATTGCTGGCGCGGTAGCACCTAGCAGTAAGAGGGTAGTTAAAATAAGTTTCTTCATAGTGTTTTCCTCATTGATTGGGCCAGTCATCCCAAGTGTTGATGTCCCATTGACCGTAATCCATAAGGCTTCCATCAGCCCAACGGTTTCCGTTGACCTGAATCAGGGGGTCGTAGTCCCAAGAAAAAGGACCAAAGCGGTAATCATCGGTAAAGGTATTGTTATTCACGCGGCACATGGTAGGAGCTTGCCAAGGGGAGCCGTTCTTGTGAGTAAGGAAGATGGAAAAGTTTCCACCATCAAATAGGTTGCCAAAGATGAAGATGCGTGAGATATCAGCGCTTCCATCATGAATCATGCAACCAGCGTTGCTGCCCCAAGGACCGCTATCCGCATGACTGATGGGGATGTCGAAGTGATTGTAAGCAATCAAAACATTAGAGCCTCCAACCAGTTGAAGACCATCTGCATGAGAACCAGGAATTAAACCAAGACGAGCAGTATGATTTCCAATAAAGCGGGAATTGCCTCTAGTACTACATTTCATAGCATCAGAGCCCACATCGGTAATATCATTAAACATGACTCTAGCATGGTGGACATAGATTCCAGTAGTTCCACCTCGAACAGTACAGTTCTCAATCAAGAGATTAGTTGAGCGAGGGTTCCCATTGGAGTCATAATACACATTGGAGATACCGTACCATCCATCGGAACCATCCCAAGCCATATCAATAGTACAGTTTCGAATAATAACATCGTGAGCTTTCACAGAGAGGGTACTCGTAAAAGTTTGACCATCAATGATAGTACCGTCTACGGTAATAACATCAGCGAGTGCTGGGGCGGTAGCACCTAGCAGTAAGAACAAGGTTAAAATAATTTTATTCATATTATATTATAGGTAATTTTTCAGGTTTTAATTGAAAAATTACTTAAAATTAGAGTTCGCATACTCCATCTCTGCAAGTATCAATCCCATCTGACCGTTCTTCATACTTCCCTTCCCTGATAAGCTTGTCCAGGTTAATCGAAGTCCAGTCCACGGCGGTTAGAGGCTCGTTACCTCTGGACCCCGCACGGTAAAAGGTGAACCCTTTCAACTCGTTTGCGTATTCTGCAAGCTGTCCTTTGACCTCTTCCGTTGCTTTATAATTGTTAGGCAAGTTACATGTTTTTGAAACAGCCGAATCAATGAACGACTGTACGACTGCTTGTACTTTGATGTGTTCCTCTGGACTAACATCATATGCTCCAACACAGTGATTGAGGTCCCGTCCATCCAAGTAGAGCTTTTTGAAGAGCGCGTCCACGACAAACGCTTCATTCCATACCCCATCAGTGCCTGTACGCCATTTGCGCTTATACACAGGAGCGAAGATAGGCTCAAGACCAGTGCTAGTACCGAGAACCATACTAATTGTACCAGTAGGAGCAACAGTAAGTAGCACAGCATTACGAAGCCCTTTACTCCTGATATCGTTACGAAGTCGGGAGGGGAGTGTTTGGAAGTATTTTTCATCTTTTAATTGGGTCCAGTCATAAGCAGGGAACGAGCCTTTCTCATCTCCTATCTCGCAAGACGCTTTGTAGGCTTCATTTCGAATGGTTCCAAACAACCTTTCAAGGAATTCAAGGCAATTATCCGAACCATAACGGTAACCAGCCTTGATTAAGAAGTAGTGAAGCCCCGTAATACCCAAACCGATTCGTCTAGACTTCAATCCAGCGTCTTTGCACTCCGTAATTGGGAAGTGATTAACCGAAAGTATGTTATCTAAGAATCTTACACCTAAACGTACTGTTCTAGCCAACTTTTTCCAGTCAACTGTGCCTTCATCCGACACCATATTGGAAAGATTGACGTGACCGAGACAACAATTACCATAATTTGGTAAAACTTCCTCCCCGCATGGGTTTGTTGATGGCATGTACTCGAAATACGAGACATTTGTGAACTCATTTGCAAAATCAATGTTAAAAATTCCAGGTTCGCCCGATTCAATTGCATTTTCAACGATACGACCCCACAAATCTTTAGCTGAAATGTAGATTTTTACTGAATTTTCAAAGGAATCGTTGAAATGCTTCTTGTAAAACATAGCTGCGCGTCCAATCGCGTCCTCTTCGTCAAAAGCAACCACTTTAACCTTGTCATTACCTTCCTCGGAAATACGGTCTACTTCATATTGATAGAATTTTTGGTGACGTCCACCCCATGTAAAGTACCACTCCGCATCATTTTCCACCGCTTCAACGAAAGTTTTGGTTATAGCAACCGAAATGTTGAAGTTTGTAAGCTCATGACGGTCTAACTTTACGTCAAGGAACTCTAGAAAATCAGGATGAGTGATGTTTAGAATGGACATTAAAGCAGTACGGCGGTTCTTACCTGCGCGTACATGGTTTCCAATCTCGTTAATCATACGCATAACGGAGATAGAACCTGGGGCGCTGTTCTTAATGTTCCCAATGTCGTTTCCTTTAGGTCTAATATTACTAAAGTTGAAGCCGATACCCCCACCTCCGCATGAGATTCTATACATGTCGGATATAGTCTTACCAATACTGTCTACTGAATCCTTAGGGTCCAGCACATAACAGTTAAGGAGGTTCTGATGAGAGCGTCCCGACCCGAAAAGGATGCGACCACCAGGGCAGAAGTCCCCTGAACGAATAGAATCGTAGAACTTCTTCTCTATAGAGACTCTCTTTTCGTCCCCCTCCGCGCCTGCTGCGTGGGAAGCGACTCTCTTGGCACACTCCTTCCATGTTTGTTCACCAGGGAAGGCGTACTTCTCCATAAATATTTGATGGCCTAAGCCTGTGGGTTCGAAATTGCTCATTGTTTTTAGTTTTGACGGGGCTTACCGAGGGACATGCACTACATAATAGAACTTAGCGGGTCATTTCTGTACTCGATTGCCTATTATATATAACTATGTGGAAACAAATTCTAACTAAAATCAAAGCAAGCTTGCTTGCAAATTGGAGCCAACTAGTTTGGTTCATTCTCGGCTCTCTTTTGGGTCTCTTTGTCCTAGGTGGCCTTGTCGGCTGCCGTGCAATTGACGGTACTAAATCTAGCCTTTCGGAAGTTGATGGTAGTGTGCGTAGCGTTCCCGTTTTGGGTTCTGTTTATGCCATTCCTTCGGATGTCGTTCAAGGGGTTTACGGTGTAGCCGAAAACGCTGTCGTTGAAACGGTTGAGCTTGTAGCTCCCACCGTTAAAGGTGTCTATGGTATGGTCGAAGGTGCTATTACTGAAACCGAGTGCGACAAGTGCGATGTAAAAGAAGACTGACCTTACTTTTTTAATTTGAGCCATGGTGGGTTAATACTCATCATGGCTTTTTTTGTATCTACCCTAGATAATAAGAGCGCGAGTGCAGGGCGGGAGCGCACGCATACATAATGGACTTCAACGAAAAGCTAAAACTCACAGGACATCTAGAGGTTATCAAGATAGATAACAAGACAGGTGAAGAGACCGTACTGTTCGATGACCATAACGTCATTACAAGCGGACTCGGACAGAGTATTGCCCAGTTTATGACGGCGTCTGGATGTTATAACCTAACCCCCTCGACGAGTTCGTGCCAACCCGACTCCCA